CGGCTGGTGTAAGAATTACTACGGGCGCACAAAATGTGTGTCTTGGAACCTATGCAGGGCAAACCTTAACCACAGGTACTTACAACGTCTACATTGGATATAATAACAATCCATCTGCTGTTGATGTAGCCAATGAAATTGTCATAGCTAATGGTAATGCAACTGGTAAGGGAACTGCTACTGGATATATTACTGCTGGCGCTGGGCCAATGTACAATGGTCAGAATAGCACTGTCTGGGTAGCAACATCCGATAGACGTATCAAGAAGGATATCAAGCCAAGTGAAAAGGGTCTGAAGGAAATTAATCAGATAGTTCCGTGTACCTTCTTCTACAAGTCGGATGAAGAGCTAAATGAAATCCCTGAGTTCAAGGGCTGTAAAGAAGGTCTCCCGCAAGATGTCTTGACCACGAGTGCCATTGCTCAAAATGTGCAGGAAGTTTTCCCGGAGGCCGTAACAGAGCGGAACGACTACGGGATGCTTTCGGTAAATACCGATCCTATTACTTGGGCAATGCTCAATGCGATCAAGGAACTATCCGCTGAAATCGATGAACTGAAGAAATGGAAAGAGGAGCACACCTGTGCCTGAAAATGAAGCCAACGTCATCAGCATTGACGGCAACGAATACGATCCGTCCGATCTGACGGACCAGCAGAAATACTGGATCGCGCAGGTGCAAGATCTTCAGCAGAAGCGCCAAGCGGCCCAGTTTCAGCTTGATCAGATCTCGGTCGCGGCCGAATCGTTCATGAATTCGTTAATTCAGAGTTTGTCTGACGAAACCGAAAAGCCAAAGGAGATGTTAAATGGCTGATGAACCTACTGCCGAAGAGATTGCTGCTCATTTTTCCGCAATGGACGACAGCGTCACGTTAATCAACGCCACCGTGGCCGATGACAGCGAAGCGTTGGAACAGTTCGGGAGTGCCGAGGAGGTCAATTTGATGGTCACGCGGAACACGGATCATCTTGAGATCCAGGCTGCCAAGGACTGGTATTCGGCTTCGAGTAAATCGAAGACGCCCTACACCAAGGCCGTCACAGCGGGTAAAGCATACGTTGCTGCGTAATGCCGTTATCCAAGGTCCTCTTCCCCCCTGGCGTCAATCGCGAGACGACATCCTATGGTGACGAGAACGGTTGGTATAATTCCGACCTGATCCGTTTCCGCAAAGGGCGTCCCGAAAAGATGGGCGGCTGGGAGCGTTTGAGTAGTAATACGATAACGGGGATTGGAAGGTCTCTTCATGTGTGGGCCGCGCTCGATGGGTCCAAGTACATGGGCCTTGGCACACAAGCCAAGTTCTATGTCGAAGAGGGTGGTGGTTATAATGATATAACCCCAGTCCGGGTCACGACGACTCTCGGCTCCGATCCTCTCAAAACAGGGTCCGCTGGCAGTGGTGAACTAACCGTAACGGCGGGCTCCCACGGCGCGGTGACTGATGATTTTGTCACGTTTTCAGGTGCTTCGGCTACGGACGGTATTACCGCTGCACAGATCAATACGGAACATCAGATCACGGTCATTAATTCCAACAGCTATACCGTCACGACTGATGGATCGGCTTCTTCCGGTTCCACGGCAGGCGGCGGCTCTTCGGTCGTTGCGGAATACCAGATCAATACGGGTTTGGACACGGTCGTGGTCGGAACGGGCTTTGGTGCAGGGGCCTGGAGCGGTCTTACGTCAACCTATTCCCAGACATCCCTTAATGATAGCGGAGGGATAAGCGATTCAGACACGTCGTTCATATTAACGAGTGCTTCGGATTTCGAGACGGCTTCGACTACGACAGACGGAGCTATCACAGTTTCCAGTTCTTCCATAGCTGCGGCTGATTCCAGTTCTTTCCCTAGTGAGGGCACCCTCCTAATCAATAGTGAGAAAATTCGTTACGGGACGAATGCCTCCAACATATTCGGTGATCTTACACGTGCAACGACACCGGCAGCACATGCAGATGGAGCCACCATCACCTTCGTTGGTCTGGTGCTTATTGACGACGAACTCCTTCAATATACCGGCAAATCAAGCAATACGATTGATGCAGGCGTTACCCGTGGTACACAAGGAACCACTGCGGCGTCACATGCAGATGCCGCCGTCGTAAAGGAAGCGAATGCCTTTGTCGGGTGGGGACAGTCCGCCTCTACTGCCGCCAGCACGGGCTCCAACATACGTCTTTATGCACAAGACAACTGGGGCGAAGACCTCATTTTCAATGTTGTAGACGGGGCTCCCTACTACTGGGATCAGACACTTGGTCTCAAAGCACGAGCGACTACACTTGCTTCGCAGAGTGGGGCTTCTGGTGCGCCCACTATAACGCGGAGAGTTATGATATCGGGTGCGGATCGCCACGTCGTCTGTTTTGGCTGCAATCCGATAAACGAGACCACCCAGGATTTGTTGATGGTCCGTTGGTCGGATCAGGAAGACCCTGTTGACTGGACACCAACTGCGACAAACACAGCAGGATCCCAACGGATATCGTCCGGTTCCGAGATCATATCGGCTCAGAAAACACGTCAGGAAATGCTTATCTGGACCGACACCTCTCTTCATGCCATGCGCTTTACGGGACCGCCGTTCACGTTCGGCATATCCATGTTGGCGAATAACGTTTCGATCCTCGGTCCGAATGCCGTCACCACGGTGGGTGATAAGGTGTTCTGGATGGACCGAGAGAACTTCTACGTCTACACGGGCCGTGTGCAGGAGATTCCCTGCACCCTTTTGCGCTACGTGTTCGACGACATCAATCTCGACCAGAACTTCAAGTGTTTTGCGGCATCCAACAGGATGTTTGACGAGGTGTTCTGGTTCTATCCGACCGCCGATAGCACCGAGATCGACCGCTACGTCAAGTTCAACTATACGGAAAACACCTGGGATCTGGGGACACTCGCTAGGACCGCTTGGGTGGATTACGGCATTCATAACAACCCACGGGGTTGTGGGGCCGTCAGCAGCGAGAATTTCGTGTACATCCACGAACTCGGGCAGAATGACGACGGCTCTGCCATGACCTCCTTCATCGAGTCGGCGGATTTCGACCTGTCTCCGGACGGGGATCACTTCATGTTCCTGAGTCGCTTGATCCCGGACATTAGCATCACCGACACCAGCGGAGACTCTTCGGGAGAGGTGGACTACATCGTCAAGACGCGTGATTTTCCTGGCGACTCCCTGGCAACTAACTCCACGAACACCGTTACAAGCACCACGCAACAGTCCTTTTTGCGGGCTCGTGCGCGGCAGGCTTCCCTGAGAATCCAGAGTTCCAAGACGAATCTGGCCTGGACGCTGGGTGATCTACGCCTTGATATCCGACCGGACGGGAGAAGGTAGTGGTAAAGATTCTCGATCACAGTATGCCGACGCCTCCTGTGGAATATGACGTTGACGCCTTCGTTCGTATTCTCAGGGATATTGAGATGGCGCTCACGAAAACCGACCTTCCTGCGGTGGTGAGCGGCGAGGATGATACAAACGGAATTAGCTGGTTTATGGAATAATGGCCTCTGCGTATAAAAACATTGCCGTTCTGGTAGGGTCTACGGGTGACGTGACCATTTACACCTGCCCCACGGCCACGGAAGCCATTGTAAAAAACATAAATTTGTATAATAGTCATACGGGTACGATAGTGGTGTACCCGAAGATAACCGACAGTTCCGCATCCGTTACGGTTACGCTGGAAAAGAACAGTATCGGAACTCTCGCAGACACGTCCCTCACTGGGCCTTTCGTACTGGAAGCCAGTGATACGCTCCTTCTAAATTGTGATACGGCATCGAAGATCTACGCTTTCGCGAGCGTTCTGGAGATCTCATAATGTTACAACAATCTCACACCCCCCTGACCAATGGCATCATGTCCTTCATGGAAGCTTCAGAGGACCATGAACTTGCGCCAATTGGCATTGGTTCCATGCACGAGCAGGCTCAGAAGCTGGCCGAGTACGGACGCCATGGTGACATCTACTTTGTCCATGCGGCAGAGGGAGAGACCGTCGTTCCCATGGAGGTCCTGAACGCCAATCCCAAGGTCAAGGACATGTTGTTCAACCAGATGCGGGAGATGGGGCTGGACCCCGACGAGTTCGTCGTGGGGAACGAACTCAACAGCATCAACCCTGTGACCGGAATGCCGGAATTCTTCTTTTCGAGCGTCTGGCGCGGTGTCAAGAAAGCCGCTAGCAGCGTCTGGCAGGGAGTGAGAAAGGCCGCACCCTATGTTATTCCACTCGTCTTGTCCTATTTCGGCGTTCCCGGCGCTGCGGCAGGAAGCATGTTTGGACCGGGCTCGTTCGGGGCCGCTTTCTTGGGTGGTGGAATAGGCTCCTTGGTGGGGGGCAAAAGTTGGAAGGAGTCCCTCAGAAACGCCGCCATAGCAGGTGGGACTGCGGCTGTCTGGAGTGGCATTGGTAATATAGGTGGCGAAGGTGGTTTCACGGGCGGTGTCGGAAGATCCCTTGGGATGACTCCAACAGGCGGCTTCAGCCTTTATGGCGCAGACCCTGGTGCCAGCTATATGGACATTAAAACCGATTATACGGGAGCATATCCATCTGAGATGGCTGGTCCCCCGGATAATCGACTGAACTATCCTAGTAGGGCACCGGTTGCGGGGCCTGCGCGACCCACCGCAATGCGGTTGCCTCCTCCACAAACCCCTTCTGTGCCCGGTGGAGCGGGTCATTACATGGCAACAAGAGGTGGTACAGCGGGCCAATTCGGCGGTGGTCCTCCTATTGGGACCAACCCCTCAGCTCGTATTCCACTACCATCCGTAGCACAGGGTCCCAGCATGCCTCCGACAGCAGGACGACTGCCTAGCAAATTTATTCAACCACCAAAGGTGGAGGTGCCGCCTTCGCAGCAAAGATTTAGCGACCAACTGAGACACTCCCTACGTGCACGAATGAGCGAAGCGGAACTCGCTGCAGCAAAGGCAGCAAAGCTGAAAGAGGGCAAGGAACTAGGCATAGTTGACACGTTGAAGGGTTGGGGTAAAACAGCGAGTGACTTTGTTACTGGGGGAAAACCAACGTCTGCTGATCTAATTAAAGAAGCAAATAGACTTATGGCTACAGCCCCCTCTGGGACGCTAACTTTCAGCTCTGCGCTTAAACTGGCTACGCAAGATCTTACACCGGGTCCGCTCCGAACCTATGGCCCCACATTAGCCGCCGCAGGTCTCGGGTATATGTTTTTTGGGGATGATGATCCCGCGAAAAAGGCGGAACAAGAGAGGCTGGCAAGAGAAGACGAAGCACGAAAGAAGTACGAAAGAGACTATGCCCGTTATGATAGAAATCCCGGCGACTACTATGTAGACCTTGGTCTTCCCCCGGCTACCGTAGCTGCACAAGGTGGGTTGGCCGAATACCCGCGCCGCGACCTTCTGGTGGAAGGGCCGGGGACGGAGCGTTCCGATGACATCCCTGCCATGCTGTCGGATGGCGAATTCGTGATGAACGCAAAATCGGTACGGGGAGCCGATCCCAGCGGAAGGGGCAATCGTTATGCAGGGGCAAATAATCTCTACAACATGATGCGTAACTTCGAAATGAGGACGTAGTCATGGCAACCACCACACAAATTATCCGCGAAGCCCCTGAAATAGAGGCCCTAAAGCGCGGCCTCATAGAATCAGCAAAAGGTCTCGTTGAAGGCTATACGATAGACCCGGAAACGGGAGAGCAGGTGCCTGTAGAAGGTGGTGGCAGGCAGATACTTCCTACCCAACAGATAGCGGGATTTGAGCCCCTTCAGCAAAAGGCTTTTGCAGCAGCGGATCCGGGTGCGGCTGGAATTGGCGGTTATAAGCCTTACATGGCAACGGGCACCGGTACGCTCGGAACGGGCCTTGGCACCATGGGCACCGGTCTCGGCACCGTGGGTCAAGCAGCACAGCCCTTGCAACAGGCGCAACAAGCATTGTACGGATCGGCGGGTCGATTCACAGGGGACCCTGGTTATACGGCGGGTCAATTCGCAGGTGAGTCCGGTTATACGGCGGGTCAATTCGCAGGTGGCCCAGGGTATACGGCAGCGGGATATGGCGGTGGCCCCGGTTACACGGCAGCGGGATATGGCGGTGGCCCTGGATACGAAGCAGGCGGCTTTGATCCACAAAGCGTGTCCGCATACATGGACCCGTATGAAGATGCCGTCATTCAACAGGCCATGTCTGACATCCGGAGACAAGGCGACATTGCCCAGCAAGGTTTGAGCGCCCAGGCAGTCGGCGCGGGAGCTTTTGGAGGATCGCGGCAGGGCATACAACAAAACGAAATGAACCGTAATATTCTTGAGCAGCAAGCCCGGACGGCGGCAGGCTTGCGCTCTGCTGGTTACCAAGGTGCCATGGGGCAGGCCCAGCAGGCCTTTGAGGCCCAGCAACGCAGGCAACAAGCCCAGGCTCAATTTGGCACACAAGCCCAGCAACAGGCCTTCGAAGATCAGCAACGCAGGCAACAAGCCCAGGCTCAATTTGGCACACAAGCTGGACTACAGGGTTTTGAAGCGCAGCAACGCAGGCAGCAGGCTCAAGCCCAATTTGGCACCCAGTCCCAGCAACAGGCGTTCGAAGACCAGCAGCGAAGAGCCCAGGCCGAAGCTCAATTTGGCCTTGGTTCCAGACAACGAGGCTTTGAGGACTGGCAACGCAGGCAGCAGGCTCAAGCCCAATTTGGCACCCAGTCCCAGCAACAAGCTTTCGAAAATCAGCAGCGCAGACAGCAGCAAATGGCGCAGCTTTACGGCGGCATCGGGCAGCTCTATGGCGGTCTGGGAGCGCAACAAGCTGGGATCGGAGCGCAACAAGCTGGAGTAGGCGCTCAGCAACTTGGTGCTGCACAATTAGCTCAAGCCACGGGCCTCAGAGATATTAGCACGCTCGCGCAATTCGGTGGGCAACAACAGGCTCTTGCGCAAGCCCAACTTGACGCAACACGCGGAAACCTTCAAAGGCAGCAGTTCGAGCCGTATGGCCGCTTGGGCTTCCTTTCGGACATCTACAAGGGAGCGCCGTCAACAACCATGAGCCTGGGCTCACAACTAACGCCGCCACCTCCGCAACCTTCGACAATACAACAATTCGGGAGTCTCGGAGTGGGACTTCTCGGCACCCAAGCCGCCATGAAGCAGTTAGGTGGAGGCGCTGGAGGCGGTGGTTTATTCGGCTAATAAATCGTTAGGAATTAATCATGCCAGGAATCTACGATAGACGACTGTTCCGGATGGCAAACGGGGGAATCATGCCCCCACCAGCACCTATGGGTGCGCCGCCTATGGGTCCACCCCCGGTACCGATGGGTCCACCCCCGGCACCTATGGGTGCGCCACCAATGGGTCCAGCTATGGGAGGTGAAGTGCCTCCTGGAGCCATCGAATCCGCCAAGCGTGATTTCCAGGAACTGGCACAGGAAGATCTCATTACCGCAGTCGGCGAAGCCGTGGACGAGGAGGTGGGACGCAGTATCGATAGCCTCGATTCGGCGGGCGACTTCCGTGACATAATGAATACCGTCTGGGAAGACGACGCCGACATCGATGCCTACCGCACAAAACTTGCCGAGGTCGTCGGCTGGGAAGACGCAGACCGCACCCCGGATTCAGTGCTGGCTCTGGTCCAACCCACCTTGCAGCTTGCGGCAATCGATCAGGGCATTGGTGCGTTGATGCAGGAGGAACTGACTGAAGTAGAAGGCCTTGGAGGCGGCATCGTGGGTCTTGCAACGAAAAGCGCCGATGGCATGGCCGCTGAGACGGGCGCTCTGGTGAATGCCGTGAGTGGCATGTCACCGACAGACCGGCCAGAGGGAGCGGAAGATGCGCCCATCGATCCAATGATGCTGGAGGCGATGATGCAAGGTGCAGGGCCCATGGGCCAAGGCATCGTCTAGGAGCGTCTTATGGCACGACAACCGCTCAGAACTAGTGGCATAGGAACGGTTTTATCACCAAGGTTTCAAACCTATGTAGACATGGTGGAGGCCCTCCGTGACCAAAATCGCGGGATACCAATGGCTACGGACTGGGCCAAAGTCCGTAAGCAGGAGGGTGAACTCGCAAAATACCTTGGCACCCCGGACTACGCTGGACGGGATCAGGAAGCGACTGATCTTGCCAAGCTTCAAATGGCACTTGCCGTAGCGGGACGCGGCTTTGCTGGCATGGGCGAAGCCCCACGTCCCGGCGAATCTGCCATATCAACGTTTGGAAGAAGCGTACTAGCTCCAATCGCACAGGATGTGTCTCCGATTGCTGCACGACTGAGTCAGGAGCGTCGGGCCACGAAGGCTGCACGGGAGCAGGAAGAACGTCAGTTAAAGCTTGCGGCTTTTAAGCATTACCAGACACAGGAGGCGGAAAGGCAGGCCACGGCACTAAAACTGCTTCCGAAGCCCGGGGACATCGGTAAGGCAAACTGGACGAAAGGGAATAATTTAACGGTTAATAAGGCGGCGCTAGCAGAACTCAAGAAAAAGTATCCAAACCTGAAAGCCAAAGTAGGCGATACAGTTACCACGCACTTTGATAAAAATAACAAAGATACTCCCTGGGAATTCCGATTAAAAGGCACAGTGATTAAAGGGATAACAGAATTTTTACAGGCACAGGCGCTTGGTTCCGATCAAAAATGGCCTGAAAAAGGAAAAAGGTTTGGCAATAAATTTTTTGAGATTACGACGGAAGATACTGAAGGAAACCCTGTAGGATATATAGTTTATCCTTGGGAAACCACACCCGGACAGGTTTCGTTTAAGAAAGCACCGTCGGGTATGGATTTAACCACCGACGAGATAACGAAGTTGCGTTTGATAACGCCAGATGAGACTACCGCCAAAATTTTGCGCCCATCCATAGTAGCTCAGTTCAAGGAAGTGATAGGTCGGCAGGGTCAACTTGATGCAGATATTCGCAAAGCGTTAAATAAACAGACACTTACAGGACCTGAGATTCTGGACCTATCGAAGCTTGGTAGAGATGCCCGAGAGAAACGTCTTCAGAACATTGTTCTCGGGCGCGTCGGAAAACTTAGACCCGCCATCAGTGCTGTGCCGTCTCCCGAGGCACGCACTGATCGGGAGATAGTCGCTGATCCAAGAGTGGTGGCGGATCCAAGAGTGAAGACCTTGATCTCACCCGCAGGTGTTCGGGGCGCACAAGCGCCTCCAGTGGTTCCTCCGATAATATTTAATCCATGGGCTGGACGAGATCTTCAACTAGGTCACGGCAGTCATCCAGGTTTATCTAGGAAAATTGAAAAGTCCGAGTTCCAACGGGCCAACCAGAACTGGGAGACGGTGCGAAGGGACTTCATGGACCTTTATCCGGGGCAGCTTCCCGGAAACGATGAGGAGATGGTCCTTCTGTTCAGTGGGCTCTGGAAGAATCTGCCTTCTATAGCACCCGATCAAAAGGCCGTGACGTTAAGCCCGGACGCTTGGCGTTCCCAGTTCGCAGAAGCCTTGAGTAAGTACAACGCCGCCAGTAAGGAGTGGACGGACGCTTCCGCACTAGAAATAGGAACGGGGACACGTAAGAAAAACCTTCAGGATGAGGTACAGGATACAATAGATGTTATGGACGACAATGTGATCATGCACAAGTTCAGTAGGCAAGGCGGCGCATGGTTCCTGGACGGCGGCTGGCTTGCCGAGTTTCGAGGGGGAACTCTTGGGGAGCTTTGGGAGACATGGACTAAGAGCGATGGTGAGGAAGTGCAATGGCCGACGGCGAAATGGCTCGAAGTTATGAAGCCGGACGACCAACTGGATGAAAAACAGAAGCGATTGAAATATGCGGCTTTCGAGGCCATGAGAGGCCAAAGTAAATATTACGGTGATAAGGAGGGTCGTCAAATAGGGCTTTCGGAATTCGAACAAGCGGCTGAGTATCTGGGAGCCTTGCATCGTTACAGGGCCAGAGCCTTCCAGTTGATCGATGATTCACGGCCTTCCGACAAGGACATAGAGATCTTGCTTGAAGCCTTTGTTGGTACTAGAGATTCCAAAACCGTGATCTTCCAGAAACTTGCGGCGTTGCAACGATTCCATGCCACTAAACTAAACAGGCTTGTTAAAAACAACCTTCGCAGGGCGGCTTTCTCACCCGACACCCTTATTAACCTCAACCATCTGTCACGCGCTCTGAATCGTTCAGCAATTCGAGACGTGGACCGGAGTGGCAGACCATTGGCGCGTCCAAAAGCGATGGCGGATCTTTTCCAGCAAAGCGCCCGCACCATTTCCAATGCCGCCGATGCTGCTTCACGAGTGATTATTCCAGGCTACAGGAGAGGTGCTCTCTCTCCGTTGTCGAAGAGCGTTGATGAGAACACCACTGCCGATCTGTACAGAAAGCTTGAAGACGCCGCTACGGCAGCGTTCCCTGGCCTAGCTTCGGAAGAAGCCGTCAAAAAATTCCTTTACGAAGGTCTGCACCTGAAGCAGTTTAGGAGTTCTTTTACATCAGGTCGTACTCCTCCGGGAGCCGTCCGGGAGAAGGACGGCTCCTATACTCTGTTGCCAGACTAGTGGTTGCAAGGCAGGTTTGACACATGTCCTCGATCTTAGACATTCAGATCCAGAGTGTCCTGGAGAGGCCGGAAGCCTACGATTTCAATATTCCGGGTTCCCACCGCACTTATGCAGACGTCCTGACCGACCCGGAAGCCACAACTCCCGATTTACTGGAGGTGGTCGACCGGTTTCGTACAGAACATGTTGATGCTCCTCCCGCCGCCATCAGCGAGGACGATCCCGATGCGTTGCTCTGGCTTCCGCCAGAGGTAGGAACTCTCACGAGCCAAGTGGTTTCTCCACTTGGGGAAAAAGACCCTGCCCGCGCACGATTTGGAACACCGGAGGCACCTCCCGGTGGTCTTGGCCCCGGAGAATTTGTAGATTCCGGCGATGGCCTTGGCTACAGCTACGAACTCGAACGAACGCAAAGCATTCCCTTAACGATAAATTTTGGTTCGCTTGCCAATGGGAAAAGAGTTGACGGCAAATTCCTTCCCGGAAAACCAAGACCTGGATCACAGTCCATTACGATCAATCTTCCTCCGGGGATGCGTCCAGATGAAATTCCGGAGCACTATTGGGACAAGATACTTACGTTTGCGAGAGGTAAATTCCCTGTCGAAATGAAGAAGGCTCGGGAGTTCCAGAGCCTCTTGGAAGTGTCAACCAAGGGAGTCGCCAGAGAAGCGGTAAGTCTGATTCCGGCGATAGCGGACATGCCCTACTTGGCCGCTCGCGGTCTTGACTGGATATTCAGTCCCGTAGGAACAAACACGCTGTACCAAACAACAAAAGAAGCCCTCAAGCCTCTGGGTGATGCGGCGGGCTTGCCTCCAGCAACGACCTCTTACCTGTTTGATCCGCCGAAACCGTCCGGGGAAGTTTTTCAGAAATATTACCCACGACTGGGAGAGAGAATAGGCTTATATCCAACAATAATGCCCGGTTCGGTGTGGAGCCAACTGACAGGCACCAAACCCATTATAGAGCCGGGTCGGGAACTGGCGACGATACACCATGATTTTGGAAAGCTTCTGGACGGCGTTCTCCAAAACATGGATATGCCTCATTTACTCACCGGAGAGGTGGAAACGGAGGCGCAAGAGATTGCTGACCTTATTGGCAAGGTTATGGGCGGTTCTCTTGGTTTCTCCGGTGTCACCAAGGCATCGGCCATGCTGGCCGTCAGAGGGATGACGGCTCAACAACTAAGACAGAAGGGTAAGCTTCAACAGGCTTTATATGGAATCGCCAACAGTCCCGAGATTACTTATTTAAAAGGCGGCGAGCGAAAATTTACCATCCCTGGTGGCCTTGTTTACGGAGCCAAGGACCTGCTCATATCGGGCACGGCGGTGGGTGCCATGATCATGGCACCCGAAACCTGGGGCGAGAGCGGAAAGTTACTGGCAGGTTTAGCCGCCCCTCTTTCATTAGGCGCGGTAAGAAGCCTTGTGCAAAAGGCGACGGGTGGAGCAGACATTCCGATCATAGGCGGTTTTCTTGAAGCGTTTTCTTTAGGAGGGCAGAAAAGACTTGCTGGCCGGTTCATGGCAGAGACCCCTGGAATAAGGGAGAATCCACGTCTCTTTGTTACCCTGATGGAGAATCTTGACGACGTGCCCAAGAAGGCGGGACAAGATGAACTTGTTACGACACCTGCCTATTTCAACACGGTTTCCGATGAACTTCGTCTGGCCGAAGAAACATGGGCTTCCCTTCGGAAACAAAATGTTCCTGAAGCCCAGATAATAGAGCAACTGTCCCAGAATCCTGTCTACGGAAAATATTTCAATGAAATTCCCATATTCGAAGGTCTTCCGGGGGAAGTCACGCTTGAAAAACTTGCACAGATACGCGCAGGAACGAAAGCTATTTCAGATGGCTTGTTTGGAGCGATGCACTGGCTGGCTTCCGGTTCGCCCATAGGAAATGAAGTCCTGAGATCGGCGGGAGAGCGTCTGCGCACGGCAGAGGAGGTATGGAAAGATTTTGGTGCGAAAATAGCGGGGGATCCTGCGGACACCGCAACTTACGTGCAGGAAGCGGTGACCAAGCTGGACGACCTCATCACGCAAGCACTTGGAGATCATTCGGCAGATGCCCTTCTTTACAAACGACTACTGGAACTGGCGGAAGATAGTGACCTCGTAGCGCAGAACCGGATGGCTACTGGGGAAAGAGGTATACAAGCCCTTCAGAACGCTTATCGCGAGACTCGGGAAATAGAAAGTGCGCTGTGGAAATATCTTGGCGCAGATCAGGTATCCATTGCTCCCGAGAACATGCGTTTGATCGGGGACAAGGCTGCGGAAATAATACTCGCAACACCTGCGGCACAACGCGACCAGATCCCTGCACTAATATATCGGTTGTCTGGCACAAGACGCCTGATGTCCGAGGAGAAACTGGCGGAATTGGCAAAAGGCACCGGGGTGGATGCTTCTGTTCCCAAGAGCATTATCTCGTTACGTGCTAAAATAGAGGCTTTGGAAAAAGGACGCGAGACAAAATTACTTCCAACAGTAGCCGAGGACGCTCTTCTCGCACAGCAACAAAAAATTGTCGATGAAAGCACTGCCACTATAGATGCTGCAATGGCGAGATCGCCGGACTGGTATGCAAGCGGTCGTGGGCATTCAAGGGGAAGCGCGGCGGAAACTGCCGAAATAGCCAGAGACAAGGCCCTTAAAAAGATTGAGGGTGTCCAGAACAAGATCAGTCAGAGATCTCTGGAGTTTGATAGCAAGATCGAAATGGAGAGAACCCGACTTGCTTCTTATGAAAGACAGTTGCTTCCCACACACACGGACGAGGCCGTTGCACCTCCTCCAAACGGGATTCTAGATGACGTAGATACTCTGGAAGAGGTGACCGCAACACGTGGTGTATTGCTAGAGGTCGCAGACAAAGCCCGTGCGAAGAATGCATTAAATTCCTCGCGTCTAGCCAATGATATGCAGAGATACATCGTAGATGAATGGCTTCAAAATCCAGACCTGTTTGGAACGATGCCTGCTGAAACGAGGGCTGCATACGACATGGCGCGTACCTTCAGCAAGGATCTGAATGACAGGTTTACAAGAGGCGTGGTTGGAGAACTTCTTTCTACTGATCCGGGCCGCGAGCTTAGTGGTACTGCGACACAAGCCCTGCAAAAAATAGTGGCCGACAGTATCCAAACTGATCGAAGAGTACCGTCCGGGAGCGTCTCCGAATTCGAGGCTGCTCTGGTTGAAGCAAAAGCTCCTTTCATACAGCGAGTCGGAGAGGATTGGGTAGTTGACCCTGACGCATCCCTTACTCCCGGCATCGAGGGAATAACCTGGGAAAGAATACTGACCGACGATAACGTACCTCTCTCGTCAGAGCTTTTAAGAGAGGAGCTTTTCAACAGACTGGCTCTTGTCGCCTTTGATAGGACCGGGTATGTGAAACCTCAAGCCATCGAGAGTTTCTTGAATACGCTCACCGTTCCCATAGCCAGGGTTGCGGAGGATTTCCCGGACTTTCGTCAAGAAATACAAGCACTAGCGACCAATGGTGAAGCTCTGGCCGTGCGCCACAAGGCGCTTCTAAACCCGACCAAACGTTCGATGGATGAAGCTCTTATTAGCGGAGACTTGGACAAGCTCAAGCCCACTATACAAGCAGGCATAATAGCCCGTAGGGCACAGGCGGATTACACCGTTACAAGATCCATTCTGGATGTCGATCCCCACGTCTTAGCAGACAGTCTGTTGAAAGAGCCGAATAAGCTTCAAACCGACATCGATACCATTTTACAGATGCTGAATAAGGATGACACCGGCAGGGCTTTGGCGGGTTTCAGGCAAGCTTTCTGGGATGAACTTAGCAGATCGATTCGAAGCTCTCCGGAAAAGGCGCTTAGAATGCCGGGGGAACAGCCCCTTGACCCCGGCGCGATTGGTAAAGTCCTTACCGAACACGAACCTGCGCTACGCAAGATATTTAGTGACAACCTGGGACGGATGCCGGATGGCACCCCTATCACGACCTATGACATGTTGCGGATGTATGGCGATGAAATAGCTATAGCAGCGGCTGATGTTGCAGGAACAGCAGCAGGCGCGAGACCGCGAGACATAACTGTTAATGTGGACTGGAAAGCGGCGGAATTTATTCGCAATGCCGGTCGAATTGTCGGTGTAAAAGCGGCGGGTTGGACGGGAGGACCCGCTCTTGTCATGGCTGGCGCGGGAGGACGTGCCGCGAACCGGCTTTGGGAGATGGGGGGTGTAGATGCCGTTCACCGCTTTCTCGGCGAAGCTATAGTAGACCCGGCCCTTGCTCGCGAATTACTCGTTGATACTACGAGACTTAGCAAAAAAGGACGCTTCATTTTTGATAAGCGGATCAACAACGCCGTAGCGCCCTTCTTATATTTAGATTACCCCGGCACTCCCGCAATGCTTGGAAAAGAAGCACTGCAACAGGAGATAGAAAGAGAGAGACTACTCCGTGAAGGAGGGCCGGACGAAATTATTTTGGATCCCGAGACCAATCGATATGAAAGAGTGCCTTCTCGGAGAAGAAAGGCTCCATCCGAAACTACCCCGGCTCCCTCCAGACCTATATCTCCAGCTTCTATCCTTAGTCGAACGGGTCTCCCGTTTGCACATCCGTTACTACAAACTCCCCCGCCGCCGGTACCGGCTCCAACTCCGCATCCGTTTCTACAAACTCCCCAAGCGTCCACGCCCCAAGGCCAAGCGTCCACGCCCCAAGGCCAGATCAACCCTCAAACAATGGCCGGGTTGAGAGATCTGGGTATACCTCTCTTCGCAAACAAAGGCGGCATCGTCTCCCTCCCATGTAAACCCCGGCAGCTCGTAGGATGAAACTTTCGGAACACTTCTCGCTTCAGGAGCTGACGAAATCCTCGACGGCGGAACGACGCGGCATTGCCAACGAACCCGACGACGAGGCGGTCGAAAACCTGATCATGGTGTGCGAGAT